ACTTATTGTAAAACCAGTATCTTCGTTTAATTCTTTTGCCATTTTTAGTGTGTAGTTATAGTTTAAAAGATTACGTAATTTACTCCAAATTTAAAGTCATACCACTCTCTATTCCAATATTTGTTATACTTACCTTCTGCAAACAAACCTAATGATCTATTTAGCTTATAACCAAATATTAAACCACCACTATAATCAAGCCATTGTCCGTTATTATATTTATGATATGAAAACTCACCGTCATCATCATAATGCCAAGGCATAACGTTAGCCCAAGCATGTGTCCAAAACATTTTAGTGTAATGATAATAATCAAAACCTAACACAAGCGAGTGTTGTATTATTTGATCTAATTCATTACGTTTCTTTTCTGTATAGTTTGCTAAAACTGTAGGTATTATAACTTGCTCCCAAACATCAGATGAAGTAGCCACTACGTTACCAGCTGGGTCTATATATTCAGAGTTAAACACATCTACGGTATAACCTTCTTGTAAAGCTAAATATGTATAATGTATACTACCATTGTCTAACCTCCACTCTTCAAGCGGATCGTAGCCATAAGGTTCAGATAATCTTTGCGCAGCACCAACATTAAAAGATAATTTATTATTTATTTTATATCTATATCTTTCAGATGTTTCAACATATTTAACATCTGCAAAACCATCTTCTAAGTATTCACCTTTTAATATGTATTTATCTTCTACAAATCTAACAAAATGGTGTTGATCAATGTATTCGTTACCTTGTTGTCTACTGTAATCAACTTCAAATAAAAATTCTAAACCAGAAACTTTACCTATATTAGCACCATCAGACCACGAGTTTTCTGTACCATCGTAAAATGTTTGTGCTCTGTTTTCGTAACCAAACCTAGCTATTTTACGTATACCTAAAACTAAATTATAGTCGTAAGGTGTTTTAACTGTTGAAGTTTGTAAACCGTTTGTAACAGAAAATATTTCTACATCTGATATAGACGTACCGCCATTTGCAGCCGCATAAAACGTTGAAAATTTAAATATCTTTTTTATATCTTGACTACAACATTTTTTTGGCGCAGCGCAAGAAGCTAAAGTTATTAATAGTAATATTATAAGTTTTTTCATTTTTTAAAGTTTAATCAAAATCAAAGTCATCAAAGTCAAAGTCATCATCATCAAAGTCAAAGTCATCAAAGTCAAAGCCTATTTTATCAAATTCATCTTTTTTCTTTCTAGTATCTATACCAAGATCCCACGTGTTCCAACCTAAAGCTAAAGCTATTCTTTGCCAAACAGCGTTGTCACTGTCTAACGAAGCTCTTATGTTTCTTATTTTGTTATAAGCTCTGTTTACAGGAACATTAAATATACCTTCTAATGTGCTAGTTGCTATTTCATAAGTTGGGTTATCAATATCTACGTAACCCATTTCTTCTATTTCGTCTCTATTAAACTTATAGCTCTGTGTAGCTGAATATACTTTTCTAAGTTTAATACCTACAGGTGGTGCTAAATTAGCCATTTCTAACAACACATAAGCATAATCTGCTCTTCCTCCTGGTTTAGCAGACTCTTTCATTGCTCTTAACAACATGTTTTTAAGCGTAGATACTACAGCTCCTCCAACACCCATACCACGTAAAAACGAATCTGACATGCCGTTTAATATTCTTTCACCTTTTTTGTTTATATATTCTTCTTCATCGTCATCTTCAAACATCATAGCAAACATAGCTGTTTGTAAAGTGTAGAATATTAAGTTCTGTACCATACCGTAATATATTATTCTAGATATGTTAGCTTTCATACTACCTCTACCGTTAACTAAATCTTGCAAAGCTCTTTTAGTTAATCTAGCATACTGCATAGGTGTATTTTGAAAAGCAAGTATTAATCTACCTAAAACAGAAGCTTGTTCTTGTGAAATCATATCAGCTCTTGCAGACTGTTGAGTTCTTTCTGCAACTTCTTGAAAGTCTGTAAAAGCTTTTTTCTGAGCATCTTCTTTGCTCATACCTTCTTTAACATATTTATTTATTCTGTTTCTGTAAAAACTTGCACCACCTATTGCTATTGCAAAGCTATCAGCTATTTGTGTAGGTAAGAAACCTTTTTGTAATAACCATTGTAAAGCAGCTTTAGTTTTGTTTCTGCTTTTACTTAAATGTGTAATCAACTCAGAAGCGTTTAAATCAGACCTTAAACCTGATCTACGTTGTTTTAAGAAGTTTGAGTTAAATAATTCAGAAAAATCAGTCCAAAACTGCTCTTGATTTGCAAAAGCTTTTGAAGCCGCAAATATATTATTATCTTCCCAGTTTATAAAGTTAACAAAAGACAACTGCTGCAATAAAGCAGATCTCATGTTAACAAACATAGTTGCTGCTACAGAACCGTTTAACCAGTTCATAAAATCATTAACAAGTTTATTATCACCAAAAGCTCTATTAGTACCGTTTTCCATACGCCATATAATATCATCAAGAGCGTTTCTTACGCCTTTACCATATATAGCTTCTATTTTATTCATATTAGCACCTACAAGCTTTCTACCGTTAAACTTACCAAAAATAATTTCTCTATTATTTTTAAAGTCTTGTAAAAACTCAGCTCTTTTTACTCTACTAGACTTTTGAAATAAATCAAACTTTATACCTTCAAGCTCCCACTCTTTATTTGGCTCTAAATAACCTGCTTTTTCTCTTGATATTTTACCTACAGACAAAGCAAAAGCTAATAACCGCTCATCTTTTTCTACTATATCAACTAAAGCTAATCTATCAGTTTCTGATAATCCAGGTATTTCAAAACCAGCTTTACTCCACAAATAAACTCTTACAGCATCTTCTATAGTAAAATCACCATCAATAACTTTTTCTCTTAAACGCTTGCGCATGCCTGTTGTTTTCTTCAAAAGCTCACCGTATTCGTTCATCATTAACTGCCTAGCGTTGTTTATTTTTGCTATAGCGTTAGCATAAGGCCTTAACAACGTGTCTTGAAAAAACTTTAAAGCAGCGTCACCTTTAGCGCCTTTAGGTAAAAAATTATATATTAAACCTAAAAAATCTTCAGCTGATGGTGGTATAAAAAATCTAAATTTACCTTTGTCTTTACCACGTCTTCTACCTTTTATTTCTGAAAATCTTTTTTCTGCACCAACACCTTCTCTTTCTTCTAATATTTCGTTAAATTTATCGCTAAACTTTTCACTTCTAGATATTTTAGCTTGCTGTACTTTTGACTTTACATCTAACTGATCTAGTACATTTGCAACTTCTGTTACGTTTTGTAAAGCATCGTCAGCAAAATATATATCATTATAACCTTCTTCAACTTTTTTAACTATCCAAAGTGCTTTTGCTTCAGCTGTTGAATTAGCTAAACCTGTAATATTATCGTAAGGTATGTTTAAACCTACGCTTTTTAAAAAGTCATATATAGCTCTTTGTGCTTCTGGCGGCCTTGCTGTTAACACATACATATCTTCAGTGCCATACTTATTTGCTAGCTTAACAGCTTTATCAAATAGTGGCCCTACTTTACCGTCTACAACTTCATTGAACTCAGAAAAATCAAACTTATAACCTTGATTCAATAAACTAACATAATCTCTAGCATATTCTTCAGCGTTTAAAAAACCTTTTCTACCATCAGGCGAAGTATATCTAACTCTAGAGTTTGTAGTAGCTAAAGTATCGTCAAAATCTAGTATACTTATACCTTTAAGATTATCATTAAACTTCATACTTCTAGCCATTTTAGCAGCTTCATTGTATGATAACGACTGTTTTACCTTTCTTTGTTCGTTAGAAACAAACTCTTCGCCAATAATTTCACCATTTAAAGCAAAATCTTTGTTTATTACTTTTATAGGTGAAACAGCAGAATCAAAAGCAGTTATATCGTTAAAAGATCTACCTATAGATGTTTTTAAAATAGTTTCACGATTATTAATATCTGCATCTTCATCATAATCTCTTTGCATTTTAGATTTTAATCCAGATCTTTCTAGCAAGTCATCAAAATCAGTTTCATTTTTTGTTTTACCACGAATTATACTAACAACGTAATCATTAAAAACCTTATCAATTAAACTATCCCATTTAGCCTCTGGCTCGTTTTGTAATATACTTGTTATTTTGCTTATTACATGGTGGTGTGGTTTTTGATGCTCGTATGTGGTTTGATTAGTAGGCACTAATAAATTATTGTTGTTATCTACTACGTTTGTAGCTATGCTAAATATTTTAGCTGCTTTTCTTGAAGGTGACTCCATGCTAACACCTAAATTAAATAAAAATTGAGCAAACATCATTTGATCATTTTTATTGTTTTTAGAGCCATATTTTTTCCAATTAAATATAAAAAGATACTTTGTTAGTTCTCTAGCAACATCGGCTTGTTCATTTAAATCAGAAGTTACAGAATCCCAGTTGCCACCAATATAACTTTCTACTATATTAGAAGATAAGTCATCTACAAGTTTTATATTGTACTTTTCTTTTATTTTTTTAGGTGTTAAGTTTAATTCAAAATACCCATCATCAACAGAGCTAATTAACTTATCAAAATCAGAAGCGTTTTCAAATATAGAAGCTCTAAAACCTCTAGGATTACTGTTGTCTACGGTAGGTCTTATTCTACCGTTACCTTTCATGTTTTTACTAGCTATTCTTGAGCTTTTACTATGATGTTTACGCAACATCTGCATGTAAAGTATAGCTCTTGCTTTGTTTTCTTCAGCAGTTCCACCAGGCACTAAAGTTCCAGCTTCAGCTCTTGATTTTATATCTTTAGCAATACGAGCAACATTTATTCTACCTCTTGTAACGTGATATGGTGTAAAAGCCTCTGGCCTTGTAAGACTACCAACACCGTCACCATACAAACCTAAAAGCTCAAACACAGCAGAAGTCTCGTTGTAAGAGTGTAACTCTTCTTTGGTAAATTGAGCTAAATCAGGTAAAAAACCTCTATCAGTAGCATAGTTATTAACCATAAAACCGTATTTAGTTATTATACCTGTTTTAGCTGTTAAGTTTGTAATTAACGCTTGTTGTATAGCTGGTTTTACTATTTTACCGTCAAAGTTTTGCGTAAATAATAGTTTTAACTCTCGTCTAAGAAGTTTAACGTTACCTTCTACAGAAGCTGGAAAATCTATTATTAAACCTAGTATTTGTGGCTTTAACTTTTCTATCATAGTTAAAGTATACTCTGCTGCAGACTGATCTTTTACCATCATATCTTTAAATACCTTTGACTCTGAAAAAGTATTTATACCGTCATCTAAACCTACAGCTGTTTTGTCGTTTAAGCTACCAAATCTTGCTAAAGACTGTTTCATGCCTTGTGCAGAAACTTTTCTTGCTATTTCAAAAACTATTGCATTGGCAAAAGCAGACGTATTTCTATCACTTCTGTCAGCAATACCTTCTACTATACCTATTTTTTCAAGAAAGTCATTAACATCAACAACTGGAAACCTAAAAAACAAGTTTACGTTGTTTACTTTTTTTCCTCTGTTATAAAAGTTTTTTAACAACAAAGGCCTAACTTTGTTTGATTTTATAGGTTTTTCTTTAGTACCTACAAAAGCTCTTGGTAAACCGGCAGCAATATGAATCTCTGGATTACCACGAACTCTTCTCTGTATAGTTTGTAACTCGTTAGTACCTTTTTTACTGTCAATACGTAAATTAGCCATGAAACTAGCTTTTTTACCTTTAGGTATTAAACCAGCGTCTTTATTTTTTTTGTTTAATCTCCAGTCTAGTTTATCACGATCAACACCATAATAATCAGCTATTATTTGAAAAGCATAAGGTTGCATTTGCGCAAAGTCAAGATCACTTATATCTGGTAAAGTACCATCAAGATCTGCAAAACCAAGATCTGTTAATTCTTGTAACCACTGCTCTCTTGTTTGATTGTCCATAGGACCATCTAAAATCATTTTAACACCTTTATCAAAGTGCTCTTGTATTCTGTCTTGAAGCTCTGAACTACCTAATCTATTAGAAACGTTTATATCAGGTCTTATAGTTTCGCTATCATTATACCTTGCGTCCATACCTTCGTCAGTATCAGCAAGCTCTCTAGCCTCTCTAGTATCAATACTAACAGTACCTTCAACTTGACCAACTGTTTCAGCTTTTAATATTTGCCCATATCTAAGTGGTAGTATACCGTTTAAGTACTGACCAAACTCGTTTACTCTAGCATCGTAAGTTCTAGCTAAATTTGATAGTTGCTCGTAGTAACCAGATAAAAACTGTTCTCTTGTAACTCTTTTACCTGCTTCTAATCCCATTATATTTGGGTTTTTAGCAGCAAAATCTGCCAACTTCATTGCTAAAGCTAAATTATTTTCAACAAGTTCGTTTTGTAGCTCAGGTGAAGCTACAACTTTACCGTTTTCAACTATACCTTGTTCTAATATCTTTTTTCTTATTTCAGCGTTACGCTCAACTATTTTTTTAGTATTTGCAGATAACTCTAAATCTTCTACTAGTTTATCATTATTGTACACTGATCTACTTAAACCTTCATCACCTTCAATAGTCTCTATTACTTGACCAACTTGTTGTTCGTCTTCTATTGTTTTTCTTTGCTCAGCGGTTAGTTTAAACTTATTCTTTTTAGCCATTACAGACTGAAGACCTTCTTCTTTTATTTTTCTTAAACCTTTACTAAATCTACCTCTTTTAGCTTCTTTAGCGTAGTCTTCAATAAAGTTTTGCAAGTCTTGTATATCTTTTATTTTAAAGTTAATACCAAACTTTCTAGCAACTCTTCTAACTATATCTACAAACTTAGATAAAAAGTTTTTACTAAGCTTTATTCTGTTTTGTAATAAAGCTTCTGACATTATTGTTAATAGTTCATCTGCATTTTTTGTAGTTAAATTACCACCAGAGTAACTACCAAATTTATTTATTACATATCTATTTAATCCTGGATTTTTATTTAACTCTTCTCTTAATAAATATGATAACCTAACCATTAACTCAGGATCTTTTATTATAGTTTCTCTTAGCATACCGTGTAAAACTTCATGTTGTACAACAGCAAAGTTTCCAGACTCTAAAGCTATTTCAGGGTTAACTATTACTGTGTGTTTTTTAGTTACATCATCGTATACTATAAATCCAGCGCCTTTTCTTAAACTACTATCAAAATCAGGTATTGTAGCAACTATTTGAGATCTTAACTTTTCAACTTTTTGTTTAGCATCATCGTTTAAATCACCGTTTTTATCATAGTTCTTTTTATCTGATTTTATTTCTTTTATTTCTTTAGCAATTTTTTTATTTTGAGCTAATCTTCTAGCGTTTTCTATTACTCTAAACTTTTCATGCTCTTCTTTTGTTTTTGTTTCATGATATTCAAAACCTTCAGCACGAGCAGTAACTTCACCTCTTGCTCTTAACTCTTCAAATAACTCTTCTCTTTGCTTTGTATAATCGTCATTTTCAATTTGAGTATCTACACTTGCTATTTTTTCGTTTATTTCATCTATTTGGCTTTTGCTAGCAACTTTATCTTTTGTTTTTAAAATATCATTTTTTTCTTTTACTAGCTTTTGTTTTTCTCTTAATAAATCAAGCGTTTTAAAAGTAACTTTGTCAGGTGCAACTCTTACAACATCTAACAATTCAAGTTGTAAGTTTAAAGCTTTTTGATGACCTTCTATTGATTTTTGTAATATATTTATTTCTTGTTTATCTTTACCAGACTTTCTTTTTTTATTATTTAATATAGCTAGTTTATCTTCAAAAGCTTTCATTTCATCACTAATTTCTTTAGCTGTATCGTAAGCGCCTAAATAAGCAGCACCATAAACAGACTCATATGAAGATTTATAGTTTTGTTTAGCTTGATAACCACCTAAAGCGCCTGATAAAAACAAAGTACCAAGTAAAAGTTCTGATTGAGTAGAAGCTTTTAAAACTTCAGGGTGATAACTAGTTATATAAGCAGATTTTATAACATCGTTGAGCAAAATATCAAGCTCTTCTTCAGTTATTTCTTTCATTATATTAGATAAAAACGTCTTACCAGCGTCACCAAAAGCTTGTTTTTGAGCTACTTTACCAATTTTTTGAGTACTTCTTATTTTTTTTATACTGTTTACAAATTCTTTAGTAATTCCTTGTCCAGATTTACCTGCTATATAGTAATAGTCTGGCATTATAGCTTGACTTAAACCAGTAGCAAATGACATCCAATGTGCCGCTGCCATAGCCTCTTCAGAAGTTAAACCTTCATTTTTCATATAAGCAACGTTTTCAAGATATAACATCCTATATGTTAAGTCTACTTGCTTTAAATTAATAGCAGCTCTTTCTGTAAATCTAAACCTTTTATTTAAGCTATCAAAAAATCTTCTATTAAACTGTATCTTTGAACCGGTATCATATATACCAAACAAAGCGCTACCCTTTTTAAAATTACCACCTCTGTTCCAATGTTTTAGTTGTTTTTTAGAAAAACCTTTTAACTCTTTAGCTTTTATAGCTATATCTCTTGCTTTTACAAACTTACCAGTACCTACTATTAAACTTGCAGTGTATGGTATTACACCTGTAAGAAACCTTGGAACATTTATTTCATTTGCGTTTTTACTTTTAAAAAATCCTTCAAACTCTAAAACATCTTCATCCGCAAATCTTGAAGCAAAAGGTATAATTTTTTTCTTGTTATAACTATCAATATAGGTTGTAAGAAAATCTGCTGGTGTTATAGTTCTACCTGTAACTACATCCGTATACTCCGCACCTAAATAGCTAGCTAAATAACTTCCACCTGCCACGATAGCTTGCAAAGGAAGACTAACTATATCTACAGCAAACTGAGCCGTAGGTTCAATAAATTTATCTAACAAAAGACCAATAGTACCATCGTAAACATCAACTAAACTTTCACGCTCACCAGCAAGTTTTATAATTAAATTACGTGGACCTTCAGAAGCCTTCGTGCTAACCATTAGAGTACCATCTTCAGCGTACTTATATATTACACCATGAGTAGGGTTAAACATGTTTTCCGCTTGATTATAATTAAGGTCTGCAAAAAGTGTAGAAACGTTTTCTGTATACTTTGATTTTCTATCGTTTAATAAATCGTTTTTATCTTTATAATCTTTTAAAGTTTGATTTAATCTTAAACGCTCTTCTTCAATGCTTTGTCCATCTAAAACCCATTGATTATAAGCTTCTTGTTCTTCTTTGTTTTTAAAATCAGGTTGCCATATTTGTTTACCTTCGTAACCAACATAGTAACCTGTTTGTCTTATTTTTTGCCATCTATCAACTAAATCTTTTTGTCCTGTATCAAACTCTGCTATTTCGTTTTCAATATCTACTTTATCATCAGCCATTTTATCATCAGCCGCTTCTATTAACGAACTTTCAAGTAGCAAATCTTTACCTTTAGTATCAAGTAAATGTTCTTTAGCTCTTAATAATATTCTAAATCTAAAATCATCTTCAAACTTTTTACCAGTTTCAAGAGCCATATAATCTTCTTCTGTCATTACAGATAACAAAGAAACTCTTAAATCTTCTTTACTATCACCATAATCTTCGCCAGAGCTGTCTAATATTTGATCTGTTCTCTTTATTAACTGTTCGTACTGTAACTTACGTTTTTTATATTCTTTTTCATCTCTATATAGATCAGGCTTGTCTTCAAACTGTTCTATATATTTTTTACTATCAAGATAAATTTTAGAAGCGTCAAAAGCTTGTTCTTTTTCAAACTTGTCTAGTGCTTCTTTTTTATCAAGTGATTTTTGAGTTGGGCCTAGTTGACTTTCTTCTTCAACAACTTGCTCTTCTTTTATAATCTCTTCTTCTTCTACCTTAGGAGATAAAATCTGATTAATACCTTTATTTACATCATCAACTAACTTTTTTTGAACGCTAGGTTTTTCAAGCTCTTCATCTTCAGCTATAATGTTTTCAAGATCATCTTCTGTTAACTCTACGTTTTCTTTTACAACAGGTGTAGAGCCTTGATTTATTATAGGTTCTGTTCTGTCTTGAACTTCAGGTTGCGGTTGTTGTGGTGTAAACATATCAACCTCTTGTTGCTCTGTTTCTTTTACATCATCAGATGGCTTAACATCAGTTATAACATTACCTTCAACTTGCTCTTCAGATACTGTTCTTCTTTCAATTTCTGCAGCTTGCTCTTCCATTGTAGGTTCATCTGAAGGTATTCCTTCAATACTTTCATCTTCAATTACTTCTGGAGGTTTTGGTCTAGCGTTATTTACACTGTCAACGGTTAGTGGTTCATTTACTTTTAATAAGTTAGTGTCTAGCTGAAACTCTGGTGTATAATAGTTGTTTAACCTATTCATCCAACCTCTTGAAAACTTAGAGTTATCACCTTTTTGACTAGAAGCTATATAACTTTGTTCTCTTCTTTTACCGTAAGAATTTAAAATCTTGTCACCACCTTCTTGCTCTATAGCTTTATTAACATGAAAAATAGCATCATCTAAACTTTTAAAATCTTCTATTTCGTAACCAGCATTGTTTAAAGCACTGAGCATACTTTCGTTACCCTTACCAATATCACCGAAACTAAAATTTTGATTAACTAAAGCGTCATATATAGAAGCAGCAACTCTTTTGTCTGATATTTCATCTAGTTTATGCTTGTCCCAATATAAAGTTTTAAAATAACTAGTAACTTTGTTTCTACTTTCTCCTTCATCAACTTCAAACTCTGCTTGAAACTGAGAATTTACTTTATCAAAACCTTCTTGAGTTGTTGGTATTTCTATATTATTAGCAGTAGCCCAAGCACCTAAAGTTATACCATAATAAGTTTTAGTGTAAGCTACACTACCACCATCTATAGCATACTGGTTACCAGTATCTTCTTGCATATCGTTTATACCAGCTTCTATATCAGCTGTTAAACCATGAGCGTAATCAAAGTTGCTTATAGTTTCTGTACTCATTTAATTTTATTATCTTGTTAGTGAACTACCCATAAAATCTACATACTGACTTGGATCTGCACCTAAGTTTAGTTGTTTATAAGAGTCTGATCTTCTTAAAAATATTTTTAAAGCTCTAATTTCAGAAGGGTTTGTTAAATCAAAAGCTCCTTTATTATCACCTATTTGTATTCCAATTTTATTATTTTTACCCGTTTTAGCTATTTGTACGTCAGAGTTTCTAAAAGAGTTTCTTAAATTATCAATTGATTTTTGAACAGCTGAACCACCAGCAACTAAATCTCTATCAACAAGCATATCTACGTATGTGTTAACTTTAGCAGCGTTAACATTAGCTACACTACCAAAGAAGTCTCCTGACGCAGTTTTAAGGTATCTATCGTTTCCAGCCATTTTAGTTCTAAACTCATTATTATGAAGCTCAGAAGCAGCGTTACCAAAGTATTCAGCAAATTTATCAACATTATGATTATAATGTATAGGGTTTCTTAAATATTCTTTAGCTTGTTCTTCTGTCCATTGATATTCACCTTTAGCATTAAAAGCAGGTGTTTCATCTGAAGCTTTAACTATAGCTCCAGTACCATCTTTATAAAACTCTTGTGATAACTGCCCTGATGCGAAAGCATCTGCATAAGTAATATCTTGATCGTCTGGTGTTAAGTCTTTAAAAAATAAAGTTGAGTTTTGTGCTCTACTACCACTTAATTTATTCTTTGTGCCTGGTATATTTTCACTACCGTTTAAAATATTTAATATTCTTGTTTTAGACTGTTTAGGACTAAGAACTGCTGTAGCTGTTTTACCATCTTGTATTAGTCCTGTTGCAAAGTTGTTTAATGCAGTGTTACCTTCTGTATAATCGTGTTGTGGCGTTGGTATAGGTTTATACTGTTGATTAGCCGAAGAACCTAAACCTCCATAAACAGTTCCGTCTGCCATTGTAATTTGTAAAGTAGAATTATCACCTACGTAAGCTATTGTAGGTGCTTCTTTACCAGGAAAGCTTTTACCTTCTAAAGTAGCTTGTATTATCTGCATGTGTTCTTTTTCTGTAGCAGTATGAAAATCAGATAAACCAGCAGTTCCTTGAAGATCTTTAGACATGTTAAATCTTATATTAGACAAAGCACTTTGACCAGCGTCTAAATTTTTAATTTGACCTGTCAACTGAGCTAGTCTATTTTTAGCTTCAATATCATCTTTATTTCTAGCAAGTCTTCTTGACAAACTACTCCACTCATCACTTATTTTACCATACTCTTGATCAATCATACCTAGTTGATAATCTGAATAATTACCTAAATTTTCTAGTTCTGGTTGTTTTTCGTTCCAAGCTTGATAATCCGCGTCGAACTTTTGAGCTGCTTCAAATAAGGGTTTTATTCCAGCACCAAAACCTTGTAAACCAGCTTGTAATGCTTTTGCGCTACTACCAGTATCATATGTTCCTGCGTCTGCTTTTATTAATGTTGCGTCTGCTTTTCCTGTTACATTTGCCATATTATTTGAATATATCTTTGAAATTAAAATCTTGTGTAAATCCTTTAGTGCCCGCTGCATAACCTGTAGCTAAGCCTCCAGCTAACTGTCCAATACCACCAGCTATCATTTGTTGATTTTGCATCATAGCTTGATTAGCAGCTGACAGTCTGTTTGCATCCATGCCTAACAAAGTACTAGTTCTACTTAAATCTAATCTTTGTTGTTCGCTAGCGCCTCTACCAAATAGCTCTTGACCTTTTAGTTCTAACTGTTGTTCCATTGCAGCGCCTTTTGCCATAGCTAATTGATTAGCTTGCTCTTGTTTACCAATACCAGCTGCTATTTGAGCTGCACTTTGAGTTTGTTGGTTAGCTAAAGCTTGAGCTAAAGCACCAATACCACTACCACCAGCAGCACCTCTTAACTGACTAAGAGTATTAGCTTGCGCTTGACGTGTAGTCTCTCTTTGAAATTGAGCTGCTTGTTGATTTACAGTTAAATCTTCAAACGGGTTTTCAAACTCTGTTTGTACATTTTCAAATGGATTACTTATTTCCATGCTTGCATAAGCTTCTTTTGATTCTGCATAAGCTTTTCTAGCTTCTTCTCTTTCTCTTTTAATTCTTTTTCTGTCCATTAAACCCACACCTAGTTGAGCTAATCCAGAAACTGTAGAGCCTATAGCCATTGCTGACATTAATGGTATCATATTTTATATTTTATTTTTAATAATTACACTTTTTATATGTTATTTACTACTTTTTTGTATTTCAGCACCAACAGTATACAGTTCAGCTTTGTCTGTAGAGTCGTTTTTAATTAATACGTCTGCGTAGTAACCTTTTATTCTATTTAAATTAACACTAGTATTCTTTGCAAAAAACAAAAAATAATCTTCAATATTAATAGTGTTATAGCTAACACCTCCTGGTACATTTGTAAAGTTTGTAAAGTTAACAGTTAAAGTTGACTCACTAGATCCAGAGCTTAAATTAGTTATTGTTCCAGTATGAATAAAGTTGTTGCTAGTTGTATAACCAGAGTCAGGTGTTTTTAAAGTAAAGTAAAGCTCATCACCTATTTGTACAGATGAGTTTAGCGGTCCGTTTATTGTATATGTTGCTATCATGATTCGTCAGTTATTGTTAATACATTATCTAAATCTAAGTACAAATAAAAGTCTGAGTCTCCAACTTCTAAAACTTCTATATCAAAACTTATCTTAGCTAATAAAGCGCTACCTTTAAAAAACATAGGCGTATCTTCTAATATTTGACCGTTATTTTGTAAAGTAGCTGAAAGAGTTATAGTGTTTGGCGAACTAGCATTGTCAACACCGGCTACAGTTATAGCAGCTCCATCAGCAGCACCTGTAGATGTTGTTAGACCAATAGCTGATATAGTATCACCTGTTCCTATACCTTTTGAACTCGTAACTTTACACGTAGTGCCAGTGCCTGCCACCTGGCTTTCAACAGACTTAGTTGTTACAAAATTAAAATCTGTAGCTTTGCCCGTGCTTGGATGATTTACGGTTGTAAGAGCGCCTGTTAAATTAGTTATTCTAATATCCCACTTGTATAAAGCTTGAATACCACCTAGTCCAAAAGCCTGTATAGTTATTTCATTTGCAGGGTTCATAGTAGCAGCTAAACTAGTTGTTATCGTTTTGTTTAGAGTATCTATTGAAGTTATAAAAGTATTAGCTGACAAAGCAGCGCCACTTGAACTACCAGATGTTGTTGTAAGAAGACGTAATTTATCACCAACACGTAAACCGTCAACACTTGTTAAAGAGTGCGTTATAGATGAGCTATTAGTATCACCGCTTGTACCAGCTATAGTAAAAGCTTTATAGTGATAAAAGTCAGATAAAAGTGGTTTTCTTGCAAACTGCATTGAATGATCTGCAGACTGCATTTTCGGTAAAAAGTTAGCCGTAAATTTATTTTCAAAAGTATCTCCAATAGCAAAGTTTGATGATAAATCACCAAAAACTTTTCCTCTAGGTTTTGTTATTGTAAATCTAGGTACTGGAGTAGCTGTAAAACCTAAGTTAGTATTTATAGCGCCTGTATAGTCTGGATTATCAGTTTCACCAGCATAACCAGAGTTATCAGCATTTCTTGCAACAGCCGTATCTGTATGCGTAATAGCAAAAGAAAGTACTTTATCAGCAAATTGATATAAACTAGATGGTAGTCTAGTAGTACTGCTTAAGTAATAAGTGCCGTCACTGTTTAGTCTATTATCTGTGTTTTTAACTCTATATAATAAACTTTCTTCAAAAGCATTTAAAAAATCTGTATTAAAATGAGACTCTGCATAAACAAATATATCATAATCTTTATCAGCTGTTACTGTTGGAAAAACTATTTCTACATTATAAGCAACGTTTGTTTCTGTTAAGTCTTGCTGTAAAAGCCTTGTTGGTGTGCTTTGAAAAGTTTTAGTTTCAAAATTATAATAATAATTGTCATTATTTCTAACTACATAAACACTAAAAATAGCTCCTTCATCTCCTAATATAACAAGGCGTTTTTTAGTTTTAGTTTTACTTATTGGTGTAGTATCAAAGACTACTGAATTTATATACTTCATAATTTACTGATAAGGATAAAGACCAAGGAAAGTAGACGGATTAACAGTTGTAAGATCTACAGTGCTATTAGCCGTTAAAGTATTTCCGTTGTCATCTGTTATTAAACACTCAACGTTTATTATATTAACTTGTGGATTTGGACTACTATAACTAAATGCGGTGTCAAGAACTATAGTGTTAGCAATACTTGTTGAACTAGGACAGCCTACGTTTAAACTTGGTGTTTGGCTATAAGTATTAATAATTAAATCGTTATAATCAGGTCCTCCGGGATAGCTTGTAGTTGAAGAAGCATAATCAATATATTGTAAATTGTTGTACGGTGATATTGAACCATGACTAAAACCTAGTTCAGCTTCGTAAGGAGCTACACCGTTGGCAGCATTAGCAAAAATAGTAAGATTACCTAAAAGAAGAACGTTAATAACGTTACCGTTTGGATCTGGAACTCCGTTTATATTAAAAGTAGTTATTACAGTAACATTACTACCACTATTAGCAACAACACCTCCAGTAAGAGGTGGGAAAAAACCTGCATTAACAATACTATTGCTAGTTATAGTATTACCAGCAGAATCAGTTGCAGTAGCTATAAATGTAATATCTTGAGGCCCAAAAGGTACTGGGATTATATCAACAGGTATAGTAGTATTAGGAAGTAACGAAGTACTACCGCTTGTTGGATCAAGAACGTCTGCAGGATTAGCCATTGCAGAGTGTTGGTATGTACATGTGTATGTGTATGAAGGTGAGCCACCTTGTGCAAAAGGTATAAGTAAATCAATTTCAACATCAGTCGCTGTATCAAGTGTTACTTGCAGAGAAGGAGATGCTAAGCTAAAAGTTGGCAACGAAAGCGCTTGTATAGTTTCTGTTAAAGAAGCCTCTTGTTGACCACTACCGTCTATAGCAACTACATAAAACTCGTGAGTATTGTTAGTATCACTAGCATCATCATTAGCAGAAACTGTTATAGTGTAAGATATGCTAGGGTCGTGATCAAGACCACCTGTTATTGCGTTTGTAATTTGTTGTGGTGTTTGGCTACCTGTTGACATAAACACTCTATAATTAATAATTGGAAAAACACCTGTAGTTGAAGCAGGTGTAAAGCTATATTCTATTGTTGCTGTGTTAAGTGTGTTTGAAAAATTTGTTAAACTAATAACGCTAGGCGTTATAGTGTAAGGCGCAATATCAATTTCTAAATCTTTTATTGTACCTAAACCTTGTACTGAAAAGTTTTTTAAATCAATATCATTAGCGCTTGTACTACTACCTCTAATACTACCAAACCACTTATCTTCTTTATCTAAAAAGTTTAACACACTACCTTTTGACTTTTCTGTACTTATTTCTTCAACGTACCAACCGTTTTTATTGTATAAACTTTTGTAACCATAAAAATTATTATCTGTATAACCTGAGCCTCTTTGAACTTTACCTTGACTTCCCTCATACATTATAGCGTTAAAAGATTTTATCATTGAAGGATCTTGATTAAACACAAGATTAACATGAGACTCAACAACGTCGCCGTAAAACTCATTAGCCCTAACTCCTTCTACATGATGTTTATATATTCTACCTCTATTAAAAGTAAAGTAATCGTTTTGTATACTACAACCGTTTTCAAGCACAAAAGACTTAAAACTAACCCAACCTTTTACTTTTTCATCATAACTAACAGTAGTGTCGTTAGGTGTTTTTATTTTAAAATTATTACTATATCTAACAGTTAGATTATACTCTTCTTTGTTAGCATCGTAACTACCTATTAAATAAGCTGAGTCTTTTAATTTTTCACCAAAATAATCTCTCATACCATCATTAGATATTGCTGTTAAACCATCCATTGATAATCTAAGAACAGCACTTCTTTGTTTATCAGTAAAATAAGCTCTATAACTTTCACTTGCAAAAGACTCTGGATTTTGTGATATACCATAATCACCAACAAAAGGTATTGTTTGTCCAAGAACGTTTGTATTTGCTGTTAACTGTGGATTACCATCAGCATTAAATACAGCATCTTTATTTGCTAGTATTTTTATAACTCTATCTTCACAAAAAGCTATTAAATCTGTATTTCTGCTAAATAATTTTTGTACACTACCGTAACTTGGATTTATATCTTTAGTAATTTTATCAGCTTGTACAAATTGATTTAATTCATTAACACCACCTATAGAATTATATATACCAGAAAATATTAAACCGTTTGTTTTTCTATCTTCATTATAAAGATTTTCATCATCTAACGTAGTTGATACTACAGCTCCTTTATCTATAGTAACAGCGTTAAAAGTGTCTCTAACTCTGTTAGACTCTACGCCGTTAGCAAAAGAATAACAATTGTACCAGTCAAGAGATATTGGAGAGTCATGTATATTTGTTTTGTAACTTATAGCTACACTATTAACAAGGTTAACACCTGAATTAGTTTGAACAGTTCCAGGTGGTGTATCTACAAGATTATAATCTCCAATTATTTGTATATTAATATTTTTGTTTTCGTATTCAAATATTAAAACATCACTATCAAACAAATCTAAAGTAGCCCAATAATTTGCAGTTAATATAAGTTTATTTTCAGAAGTTATACCTCCAAGAAAAACCGCAGCAGCACCGTTGTTTAAATCACTAGTAGTATTATAAGACGGTAAACTAACTGTAGAAAATATTTTTAAAGCATCTTGAAAGTTATCAACGTTTAGGTTTACAGGATATTCTTGACTAGCTTCATAATATAAATCTAAGTCTATATTTTCTTTTGGCTCTGTTTCAAATATACTAGGATTTTTTGGCATTTCTAGATCATCATATATAGGCTCAACTATTTCTAAGTCGTAACCTTGAGCCTTACTAATACCACGCCACATTGTTGATGGTACTGGACTAACAGGTGTTGAACCATCTTCTTCAAACTCAGCGAATGGATCTGTGTTTGGTGAATAACCATTCATAGCTTGTACACCATTGTTAGGTGCAGTTGGATCCCAAGCGATAGGTCTATCTAAATATAAAACCCAACTAGTTACATAGTTTTCTGGTCTTCTACCACCAAATATAATATTTTTCTCATGTTCGTAATCAAGCAAATATCTACGAGTAACAGATGTTATTGTATAGATAGAACCAGTAGGATCGTTTGACCATCTTATTTGTTTACCTACATCTAAACCATTTACAAAAGTTGCTTCATCAGCGTACTTAGGATTTACAGAGGCGTCACCAACATAAAATATTGTAGAGTGAAGACCTGCGTTGCCAGGCACATTCCAACCTACTGAACCAGACTGGCTAAAATTACCAAGAGATGAATAGCCTGTAAGTTGACTATTACTAGGTGAACCAGGAGGTTGGTTAAAAAGAGTTGGTTCTAAACCTGTAAAAGCTAGTTCTATTCTTGAAGTGTTTGTCCAGCTTGTAATACCGTTTGCTTTTTTTCTATAATTAGCGTTGTAACCAGACGAGTTAGGAGCATCACGGTTTATGTATGAATTATTTAAGTTATCTAATTGTGCAGAACCGCTAGTATCGCCAATAGGAGGGTTTGCAAAATCTAAGTGCCAATCGTTTATATACCAAACATCTTGATAAGTACCATACGCTACAGTAGTGCTTTGATCAACTCTATCACTTATTTTTAAAGTACCTTGTTGTCTTGCAAAAGCAGTTGCTTTGTACCAATAAGAACGCAATTCGTTAACGCTATAATGATAATTATTAGGCTGATAACCAAAGTAAGAAGCAGGTACTCCGTTTTCATGATAACCTATAGCACCAGCAGCAGGATCGATTGCGTAATCATTATGATCACCTACTATAAAATTTGTTACCACGCCATCAGAGTGATCATATATAAAGCTTGGTGCTCTGTAATATATTTTTCTTGAATCAAGTATTCTGTATTGAGTGTCAGCGTTTGTAAAAGGGTTTAAATGTTTATTTATAATATCATCTTTTAATATTTTTACAAAAAACTTACCATCAAACTCTGGGCTATTTTCAACTTGAACTTTTTGAAGAACAATAGCTGTACCAGATTTTATTTGATTATTTGCTGAGTCATATATAAAATTAACATCACTTTCAAAAGTAGGATCTACTGTAAAGTCTATTTGTGTGCCAGCTTGTGGATTACCAGTTGAAGCGTCTATTGTAGCTGATATATTAGTAATCCTGTATTTTTTAGTACTTTGCTTAGTAGATGTATTTTTAAACTGAACTTGTATTTCTTCTTTATCTTTAGATTGTTCTAAAAGTAAATGTATATTATCTAAGCTACTATTAACAAAAGGATCATATCTTATACTGAAAGTGTCTTTTGATTGTAAAGGAAATTTATTAGGATCTTGTGTAAAAACATCGTTGTTAGAGTTATCGTGAAACTCTAAACCTAAGTCAAGTTCGTTTCTTTTTATATAATCTGGGGCTTGGTTTTCTATAGCTAAAATTTTATATCTAGCTTTTTCAGCAACTAAATCATCAGACTCTGTACCTTTTTTTAGTATTAAAAACGTATCTATATCAACTTTATTTCTATCAGATGAAGCAAATGATAACCAAACATTATCATCTTTAGCATCGTAAAAACGATCTAAAGCTAAGTTGTAAAATTCATTTGCAGTATCTTTAATATAAAACTTAAATGTTTTTGCAAAAGATGGTGGATCGTGTTTACACTGAACATAAAGCTTGTTGTAATCATCTGCAAATGCTTTTGATATTTTTTTTATACCACTGTTACTACTTAATATAGGTGTTTGCCTACCGTATTCATCTAAGTATATAACTCCAACTTGATAATCTCTTATAGATTTAATTGATTTACCAGGCTCTCCTTTTTGCTCTGAACCTAGCGCTTGTAAAGAAACACTAAAGTCTGCTGATAGATTATTTAAGTCATAATTCTGTACATAGTTACCGTAAACAAGTCTGTTACCTGTTATTTCTTGAGCTAAGGCTTTTCTAGGTACTGTATCATAAACTCTTAATAATTGGTTTGAAGGTAAGGTAGCATATATAGTTTCTGATTTAACTTCATATTTACCATTTCTTCTAGAGTTATAAATAATGCTTCGCATGTTAGGTACAGTCCAAGCGTTATGATTACCGTTGTAAGGTGAAGTAGCTATGAAAGGATCATCAGGTCTAAGAGTGTCAACTATGTAAACGTTTGCGGAATTAGACTCTTTATAAAGTATATCTATAGCAACAACATCTTCTGGTATATCTTTTGTAACAAACTCTTTTACATAAAGCTGAGCTAGTTTGTTAGACATACCTATGTTATAACCTTTTTTAGGATGATAATCAAAGTTACCTGGTAAAAAAGCTACTTCAGAAAATGGTGAAAAAGTAGAATATTCTTTGTCTTCATAAACCCATCGATAAGCAAATCTTGGAAACTTAAATTCAAACATTTTTTCTATAGGCTCAAAAAGATCAATAACAAAAGAAGGTGCTAAATTTGTTACATTATCTAAACCAACAGGCGTTGAGTTAGAAATAGAAACTATAGAAACATCAAAATTTTCTCCTGCCGTTGTTACACTATCAACTTCAAGCTTAACCTCCCACTCTGTTAAAGGTGTTAAATGCACATTGTCTTCGTAATATCTTAAAACTAAAATATCATTAACTCTAAAATCATAATAATCACCAGAAGAATAATCTGTAAAAGTTGTTGCGTCTAAAGTAATAGTATCACCAGCTTCATTACCATCAAAATCAATATTAAGAGTACCAGATATTTTACGGTCAGGATACACAAAATCAAATCTTCTACCATCAGACATTTCTAGTACCGGTGGATATTTAGGTGATTTTTTAATAACTGTTACGTGATAATCTTCTACTGCTTTATCAGTTACAGCACCATTAACAACTAGCTTAGTTTGATTACTAACGCTCGCTGTACCTTGTATTGATCTAGGTATGTTTATTTTTTTAGGTTCGTTTACATTGTCTGTAAACAATAAAAAGTCATCTAGTATATTTATACCAGTTATTATTTTAGTTGAAAAGTTTAAAACTTTATTTTTAGAAGATGTTATATTAACGAATAGTTGAGGTTGGCCAATTAAATAGTTTGCAAAATCAACACCACCACTAGTGCTAACTTCTGTTAAGTCGCCTACTGTTATAGTGTTGTTTGCAGGATCTTTACTCAATACGGATAAGCCAACTAAAGCAGTTTCAACAATGTTACCTGATGGCCCTCTTTCTACAAATTCTTTTACAATATCACCAACTTCAACAGCGTTAAAATTAGCTTGATTAAGCATAGTTATAACACCTGTTGTAGGGTTTATATTACTTTGATATAAATATTTACTATGTATATCTATAAAAACTGGTGTAATTGAATTATTTTTATATTTATATATTGCGTCTTTAGTAGAAAAATATGAAAGGCCTGAAGGTAAATTAAAAAGATCGAGTACAGGCGCTTCGTGAACAAAGTAATAAATAGAGTTATCTTTTTCGTCAGTAACTTTACCTATACAAACAGAGTCAGATGATATTGATTGACCACTAATTATTTCATTGCCTAATAAATTTTGTATAACACCAGTGTCAGAACCATCAGAAGTTGCTAACTGAACGTTCATTGCGTCTCTGTATTGACCATTAGGTATTATTCTTTCATCAAGGTCTTTATTCATCTTACCTTGATTAAAAGTGTTATTTATTCTAGACATATATTAGTGTTTAATCCACTTAGACTTACCTCTAAGTATTTGTGTTATTTCTTCTAATTTAATATTTGATAATCTAAGCTTTGCGTTTCGCTTAGTAGCTCTTGCTTCTTTTTTAAATCTAGCAACAACATACTCAGGTATATTTTTTTTACCAGAAAGTATTGCATGAGCTATATACTTATACATAGCTTCTTCTGCAAACTTATGTATTTTCATTTCATCATCAGTGCCTAAACTATCACTTATGTATTTAAGTATTATAGTTTTACCACTAACACTAGAACTAAAATGTATATTGCCTCTTAACTCGTCTATAAAAAAGCTACCGTTTATTTGAGCGTTTTGCGGATGTATACCATATCTTTCGCCAGCTATCATATCATAAGTTCTATCGTCGTACTTATCTAGATTATCTCTTGCCGTTAAGTTTTTAAAAGAGTCTCTTGTTGTTGATGTTTTTGGATCTGTTTTTAGTTCACCAGCATCACCATCAAACTCAACAACTATATCATCGATAGTATTTGTTTGTTGAAACTCTGTTCCACTACCACCACCAAGCTGAGACCAAACAGTTCTCATTTGTACTACGACAAATAATTTATCGTAATCACGTACACTTATGTTTGTTATTTCTTTTTCTGTTTCTGTAGCATTACCATCGTCCCAAGTTATTACGGCAATATCAGGATCTGTAACATTTATTTGGTGGTTTGAGTTTACAGTATTATAAGGATTTGTAAAGTTACTACCAGGCACAGTACTTAGTCCTAACTTTATTATACCGTTTCCATGTATAGGTGTTGAACCTGCAGCAGCAGATGTTGCTTTAGCGGATATTGCTACAGTATTATATGCTGACACATCTATCTCTTGCCAACAAGAATAAGCTCTACTAGCAACAGCGCCTTTATAATAGAAGTTATTTGTAGTTATAGATAACTTACCGTTTACAACTTCTATTTTATCTTTTTCAATTGTAAAAGGATAATTAGTAGGATCTGTATAGTGTAAAACACCAAAAGTACCACTTCTGTGATTATTTTTTACTGTACTAAAAATCCAAGGTGAGTCTTGTAATGTTGTTTCAAAATCACCATTAACAATTAAATTTTCGTCAGCTTGAAATATATAAGAACCATCATCTGTTTGATCTAACTTTAAAGGATTAGAAGTTTTAATAGCAGGATATAAAGGATGCTCAACACCAGCGCTATCTGTAAAAGTCAACTTAACATAATTAACGTAGTCATGCGGTATTGGCATTGTTAAAGAAGGTGGTAGCACTATTTCTTGAGATTTAATAGATTTAAAAGTATCAAAAGATAATTCTTGCAAACCTCTCATTGCATGAAACTGTACATCTATTTTTCTTGCTTTATCAATAAGTTTGTCATCACCAACGTAAACAACCATAAACTGGCTAATAATATCTTTTAGTGAAACAAACTGATAACTACCAATATCACTTCCTTCATAATAACTTTTTTGTTGTTCAGATAATCCTAGATAATTTTGTGACATTTATTTAAGCTTTTTGTTGTTGTATTGTTTTTATTTCTTCTTGAGCAGCAACTTGATAAAGAGCAGGATCCATTGTTATACCAGCTAACTGTAGTATTTTAAATACTAATTTATTTTCTTCAGAAGGATGTAGCTCAAAGTTTACTACTTTATCAGGATCTGAATCATACAAAGCTTGCTCATTAGCAACTACATAAGGCCAGTTTGGTTTATCAGGTCTTTTAAAATAAAAAACTCCTGTTGGCGTTATAAATTCGTTATTGTCACCAACAACTCTTAAAACAGAACCTTCATCACTACCTCTAATATTTGCAATTGGTCTTTGATTTGAAGGTTTTACTAAAGGACCACTAAATCTTACATCGTTAAAATCAGCTGTGCTTAGTATTTCGCATTTTAAATTGTTAAGATCTATTCTGTAAGCTCTATATATATAGTCTGGTAGTATTTTGTTAACACCACCACCACCAGCACCAGTATAAGAATCAATAGCATTTATCCCGTCTTTTCTTTCAAACACTTGTATTTTTTCTTCTAACATATCGTCAACATCTGAGTATTGACTTTGATTACCAGGTATTCTTTTAAATTGATTTAAATCATAGAAGTATTGCTCAAATATTTCTAATTGAGCTTGATCAGCAAACAGATTAAACTCTTGAGGTGTTATATAACCTCTTTGTTCTTTATTTGCTATTGCTAATACTTTTTGATATACTGTATCTATTAATATCATATTTTTTATTTGTAGTTGCGATCGCCCCGTAGAGCGACCGCTTCTACAGTTTGATTATTTTAATCTTTTTTCTATATTCGCATATACTTCCATACCTTCATCAGTTTTAAACCAATGAGCTAAAGCTGTATACGGATGTTCATCAAAAGGAACTGTCATTATAGGTCTTTGGTTAGAGCCCCATAAAAAGTTTCTTTGATCAGAACTTAAATTTATAATTCCAAGCTCTGTTGCTTTAATACCAAAGTTTCTAAGTTGAACATTATCGTCTGTAGCTAATTCTAAGAACAAATCAGGATTATTTCTAGCAAATACTAGTAAATCTCTTTTAAGCTCCTTAGAACTCATCCTATCAACCGCTGAGCCTTTTTCTACACGCATAATAGCTTCTGCCATATCTACATCCATATCTCTAGCTGCTAATATAGCGTCTGCCTGTAATTCTAGTAACTCTAATTGATCTTGAGCTTTTTCTTCAGGTTTATGCTCGTAAAATAACTTACCGCTATCTGGATGGTACAGTGATAACATTTTTTGCAAAACTGTTTTTTCTTTTTCTACGTATAAAACACCATTTCTAAATATAATGTGATCTAATCTTTGATCACCTTTCATTTCATCAACAAAACAAGTTTTTTGATTTTGACAGTATTTTAATTCTCTTTCATAACCTTTTTCTTTATCAAACCAGTATATGTTTGCTGATCTTATCATACGTGATAAAGGTCTTTCGTTTTTTAAAAAATATGTTCTTGGTTTTATTTCCCAAGTTGGTTTTTTAGGTTCAACTTTTTTTGGTTTTAGTTGTTCTACAACCTGAGGTGTTTCTTCAACTACCTCTTCGATTTTTTGTTTTTTTGCCATAATATAATATATAATAAAATTAATAAAATAAAAGCCGAGGCCGAAGCCTCGACTTTAATAATGATTTACTTCATTAACATGAAATTGTTAGCAGCCTGAGTAATCAAGCATCTTTCAGTTAAGAAGTGTAATTGCATTGCATCTAAAGCAGATGTAGCAGCACCAACAGAACCAGTAACCCAAGTCTTCATTCTTCGGTCATCAGTTTGTGAAGCTCTATATCTTACGTGTAAGAAAGGTCTCTTAATGCTAGAACCTACAGTTTGGTCATAAACTGAAGATGTACCAGCAGGAATTAAGATTCCTCTAATCGCGTTAGATCCAGCGACACTGTTAATACCACCTCTTGTAGCTTTGTCATTTAAGTATCTAAAGTCAGATTTGTAGAAGTCATAAGAACCTCTTCTGAAACCAGAGAAACCTAAGTTTAATGCCATGTCTTCAGAGTTGTTGAATACACCGTAAGATGTACCACCAGCACCGTAAGAGTTCATTGAAGCTAACATGTCATCTATAGCTAAGCTAGTTGATCTGTTAACAAACATCATATACTCTTCAATAGCACCTTGCTTATCAAACTCAGCAAGTATTGCATCGAACTCAGCTAAATCAGTAGCAGCGTTAGTACCTAAAACACCAGAAGTTACGTTACCTCTAGTTTCGATAGCATCAAATAACCCTTGAGTTCCATGAAGAGCTCCAGAGTAAGTAGCTGATTGACCTTCTAAGTAGTCATCAACTAAATCGTCTGCACCAACTACTGCACCTGCCATAACATCTGAAGCATCACCACCCATTTTAGACTCAAGCATAGCCATTTCAATGTAATCAGTGAAACGAGCTCTTGTATCAGCCTCAGCCTTTAAGTACCATAAGTAACCACCTTGTCCGTTTTCAGTAGATATTTCTACCCAACCGATTCTAGAAGCGTCAGATCCTGATACTTCGTAGTAATCTTTCATGATGATTGGCTTGTTAGTAAAAGACTTAAATTGTGGTGTATTAGCTTGTCTAGTGTCAGATCCTTGGTAAGTATCACCTTTTCTAAACTCAGAACCGTAAACGAATACAGTAACAGAGTTAGCACCTTGGTTATCAGTAAACGTAGCGTTTAGAGTTGCTTTTCCGTAAGGAGCAACTTCGATAACAAGTGAAGTACCAACGTTAGTTTTAGTAACTATACACTTTTCAACACCTTCGCTAGAAGCAACGATAACTAAATCGTTAACTCTAATACCGTGGTTGTTGTCAGATAGAGATACACCATCAATATCTTTAGCTAATGTAATTTGACCACCAGCTACTGTACCAGCATCACCATCAGTGATTTGTCCAGTATATGATAAATGTAATCTACCTTGTTCAGACCATACTACTTGATCAGCAGTCATAGCCTCTTCTGCCCCGATTTGTGATAGGAAACCAGAAATTGTTCTAGGTCCGAAAACCTCAGCTTCTTTTTCCATCAAATCTGGCACGTATTGTTGCGCCCATCCAGCACCGGATGTAGACGCAAGATCTAAATAGTTTGTTGCTAGTGTCTGCTTAATAGAGCTAGGAACACTGTTTAACAAACTTCCTCCTGTAATTGCCATAATTGTAAAATTTTAATTTTGTTATTTATTGTTTTTAATTTTAAACTTAAAATCATTAGACGTATCACCACTTAATACTTTTACTTTCATACCTCCAGTGTTGACTTCACCAAAAGCTTGTCTTGGGTTCATATCAACATTTTTAGATTTAGCTATACTATTTTTTAAAGCATCAGCTTTACCTTGTTCGTAGAAGTGTTTAGCAATAGCATCAGCGTTCATTGCTGTAAACAAAGACTTGTGATAACCTGCAGCATCTTCCATTTCATTGTTTTTGTTCAAAAACTTTTTGACAAAATTATTAATGTCGCTTTGAGTTTCTTTTACTTCATTTGTGTTTTTAACGTTAAACCTATATCTTTTATCACCAACATTATAATCAAAGCCTTTAAAGTTTTGATTAAATATATTGTCAGTTTTTAATTTAAAAGTTTTAGTTTGACGATCTACAACCTTTTGATTTTCTTCCGATTCCTTGTTGTATCTATTAAAGAAATTAACAGCTTTTTGTTGTTCATTGGTCAACCTTGACCCAGCTTTAATTTCTTCATAGTATTTAGACTTTTGCCCGTCTAAGTAGGCTTTAGCGCTGGCAACTTGCTCTTTTAACGCTATTTTTTTCTTTTTAACTTCTCTCTCTTCATCTGTTTCTTCATCGTAAGAGAACTCATCTTCCATCATAAAACTTATTTCGTCGTCTGTAAGATGTTTTTTAGTTTGTTTATAATATTCTCTTAGTAAAGCCATATCATCAAACTGAGAGTAGTCTTGATTTAAACGAACATAGTCGTTTATATCACCGCCAGTTTCTTCCATAAAGTCAACTAGCTTTTGTATATTTTCAGGTAACTCTTTACCAGTTTCTTGTGCTTCAGCAATAGCTTCTTTAGTTTCTTCAACTAATTCTTCTACTTGTTCTTCAACTTTATCTGTTACTTCTTCAAGAACAGGTTTTTCATC